CAGCTTTGGCAAGACCGACAGCGCCACGGGCGTGTGGGTGCCGAAGAAATACTCTAGTGCCTACGGAACCAACGGCTACTATTTGAAATTTGCCGATGCTTCTGCCGCCACCGCAGCAGCCATTGGAAAGGACAGCTCTGGCAACGGCAACAACTGGACCCCGTCCGGCATCTCGGTGACGAGCGGCGTCACGTTCGACCAGATGACGGACACGCCGACGCTGAACTATGCGACGTTCAGTCCAATCGACCAAGTCGGCGGTACGAACACTCTGACTGCCAACCTCGACATCACGACCTCCAGCAGCGTGATTTCGGCTGCTCTCGGAACATTCTGGGTTTCTTCGGGGAAGTGGTACTGGGAGTTTACCGTCAATGGCGTTGGCGGTATCTGTCAGGTCGGCATTGCGAAAAGTCCAGTCGGAACGATTTCCACCAACGGTCCATACCAGAGCGCGAACGCCTACACTTATGTCAGCAACGGGAACAAGGGCAACAATAACACAAGCTCGGCCTACGGCGCTTCCTACACAACCAACGATGTGATTGGCGTGGCGCTTGATCTGGACGCTGGCACCCTCGTCTTCTACAAGAACAACACCAGCCAAGGCACCGCTTTCAGTAGCTTGAGCGGAGAGTTTTCCCTTATCGTTGGAGATTCCGGCAATGCCAGCACGATATCCGGATTCCTGAATTGCGGCCAGCGCGCCTTCGCCTACACGCCGCCCAGCGGGTTCAAGGCGCTCAATACCGCCAACCTCCCGACGCCCAGCATCAAGAAGGGCAGCCTCTATTTCGATGCCACGCTACGCACCGGAACGGGCGCGACGGCATCGGTGTCCTCTCTTGGTTTCCAGCCTGACTTCGTGTGGATCAAGTCGCGGAGCAATGCAACGGCGCACAACCTGTTCAACAGCGTCATCGGCGCGACAAAGGGTATCCAGTCTACCGGACCCAATGCCCAGTACACCGACGCCAATTCGCTGACGGCATTCAACGCCAACGGCTACTCTTTGGGTAGCGATGCTTCGTCGCGTGGTGTCAACATTAACACCAACACCTATGTTGATTGGGCGTGGAGGGAGAGCACGACGGCTGGCCTAGACATCCTGACATGGACCGGAAACGGCACAGGCGCTCGGACGATCAATCATGGTCTGGGCGTCACGCCAGAGTTTATGATGTTGCGCGGCACCGACGCTCGCGCATGGGCGTGCTGGTTTAATAGCATGACCAGCGCAGCTTACTACATGGACCTCGGCACCTATGCTGCCGAAGCCGTTGACACCACGATGTTCGACAGTACTGCGCCGACATCCACCACGTTCCGCGTCGGCAGCTACAACAATATCAACGCAGTTACCTACGTCGGTTACTTCTTTTCGTCAATTGCTGGATTCTCCAAAATCGGCAGCTACACCGGCAACGCTTCAACGGACGGACCTTTTACGTTTTGCGGATTTAGGCCAAGACTCGTCATCATCAAGGATGTGACCACCGCCAACCTTGGGTGGCGCTTATATGACAGCGTCCGCGAAACCTCCAACGAAATGGGCGGCGGCCTTGAAGCTGCATCAACAGCAGCGGAAAGCTATGCGACTTCAGTTCGCGCACTGGATTTTCTTTCCAATGGGTTCAAGATCCGGGTTTCTGCCTCTGGCTTAAACGGATCTGGAGTGAAGTTCGCATACATTGCATTTGCTGAAAACTCCTTCAAATACGCGAGGGCGCGATGAGATTCTCTCTCCCTGACGGCCAGACCGTTCGCATCGATCAATCATTTGTATTGAATGAGATCCAGTATCCATCCAACTGGATACGATCCATGACTGTTGCAGAGCGAGTTGAGTTTGGAGCAATTGAGCTTCCAGAAGATCCCGTTCCCGAGCCTACTCCTTATGTTCCGACTGCTCTTGATGCGATCAGGAACCTTGAGGCTTCCGTCACTCCCCGCAGGCTTAGGGAGGCAGTTCTTACTGAGGAAGGAAAAATTTGGCTTGCTAATGTAGATTCTCAGATAGCAACTCTTAGACAATCTATTCCGTCCGTTTACTCTCCTAGCCAAGAGACGCCGCAAACATGAAGATTTGCGTCTACGCAATCAGCAAGAACGAACAGCAGTTTGTTCAAAGATTCTGCGAGTCTGCCAAGGACGCAGACCTAATCCTGATTGCCGATACTGGGAGTACTGATGATACGGCTGAAGAAGCTCGTCGCTGGAAGCAAAACTCCATCGATGCTAGGGCCAATCTCATGGTCCACGACATCTGCATCACTCCTTGGCGATTCGATCTGGCGCGGAATGCCGCTCTGGCCCTGATCCCTCGCGACATTGATGTCTGCATCAGCCTAGATCTAGACGAAGTCATGGAGCCGGGCTGGCGAGAAGAGATTGAGAGCCTCTGGAAGCTCGGTGAGACCACTCGCCTGCGGTACATGTTTGACTGGGGATGCGGGATCAAGTTCCTCTACGAGAAGATCCACGCGCGTCATGGGTACAGGTGGCATCATCCGTGCCATGAGTATCCCGTGCCAGATGGACGCATCAAGGAGATGTGGGCGCAGACGGAGAAGCTCCTTGTCAGCCATCATCCAGACCCGACCAAGAGCCGTGGTCAGTATCTCGATCTCCTGTCCCTATCGGTCAAGGAAGACCCGGACTGCCCTCGCAATGGGTTCTACTATGCGCGAGAACTGACGTTTCACGCTCGCTGGGATGAGGCTATCACGGCCCTGCACAAGTACCTCGACCTGCCCGGTGCAACGTGGCCGAATGAGCGTTGCTATGCCATGCGCCTTCTTGGCAAGTGCCATGACGAGCTAAACGATCCTCGACAGGCTGAAAGCTGGTACGTCCGTGCTGGCGCGGAGGCTCCTAATACACGCGAGCCTTGGTGTGAACTGGCGATGCTCATGTACCGCCAGAACCGCTGGGAAGAGTGCTTTGCATTCTCCATGCGCGCCTTGCGGATCACGGACAAGGCTCTGGTCTATACTTGCAACCCAGAGGTCTGGGGCCATTGGCCGCACGATCTAGCCAGCATTTCGGCGTGGCAGTTGGGTATGGCGCAGATCTCTCTTGAGCAAGCAAAAATTGCAGTTGAGAAGACTCCAGATGATTTTCGACTCAGGGGAAATCTGAAGTACATTGAGGATCACATCGCAAACCCCGGAGAGAAAGTTGCGTAGTGTCATGGAAATGCAGTCGCTCATGAACATTGGTATCGGCGTTGTCCTCGCCGGTATCGGATGGTTTTCTCGACAGATTTGGGAAGCCGTCAAGGAACTGAGGCGCGATCTGCATGAGATCGAGGTTGATCTTCCCAAGAGCTACGTTCGCAAGGATGAATTTTCTGAAAGTGTAAAAGAAATTAAAGCTATGCTTGAGAAGATTTTTGATAAACTTGATAATAAAGCTGATAAATAATAATTTGTTTTGTTTCTTGCAGATTACCATTCTGAAGAAGGAATCAAAGTAATGGACTTCATGAAGGTCATTGGTGCTGTAGCTCCGACCCTAGCGACCGCTGTTGGCGGTCCTATCGGCGGCATGGCAATTAAGTTCATCACGGACGCTCTTGGCATTCCCAACGATGCGTCCAAGGACGTCATGGCAAAGGCAATCAGCAATGCGACGCCGGATCAGCTTCTGGCCCTGAAGCAGGCTGAGAATGACTTTGCCGTGCGGATGAAGGAGCTGGATATCGATCTGGAGCGGATCGCGTCCAGCGACCGGGATAGCGCCCGCAAGCGAGAAGCTCAGGTCAGGGATTGGATGCCGCGTATCCTCGCCTTCATCATCGTGGCTGGGTTCATGGCGACCGTCTTCATGGTCCTCATGGGGTTTGTCGAAGGTATGAAAGATCCATTGATGGCTACCACGGTTGGAACATTGATCGGTTTTGTTTCCGCAAAATGCGAACAGGTCGTTGCCTACTATTTCGGTTCGTCGTCCAGCAGCCAGCAGAAGACGGCAATGCTTGCGGAGAAGAAGTGATGCGTTTGTTTCAGGGTGAGGCTCGCAAGGCCACCCTTGACGAGATCGTCGCGCTTGCGAAGGATCTTGAGATCGAGCCTGCTGCGTTTCGGGCTGTGATTGCGGTCGAGGCGGCCGGATCCGGCTTCGACCAGCGGGGGCGTCCCAAGGCGCTCTTTGAGCGGCACTACTTC